ATCTAACGTGATCTCTTTCAAACGATTAAGAACAAACTGTCCATCCTCTGTACTAAAACACCCGTAAAAACGACCGGCAATATCTCTGGCTTTTTGTTCACCTTCTGCTTTTAGCTTCTGTATTTCTTCGCCGTCTATATCTAGCGAATCCCAATCATTGGCCATTAGCACCTTGCATTTGCGCTTGTTGTTGCTGCTGCATTGCTTCGGCAGCCTGCTTTTGCATCTCAACGCGCTCTTGTTCATTGCGCAATAGCTTTTGATCGATACCTAACTTCTGACCGATCCAAGCGACTGCATCCTCTACTTTAGTTCCAAGCATGAATGCTTCTGGGCCAAAGCCTGCGCCCATCTGCATAAACTGTTGCATTGCTATCAGATCTTCTTGATCCTGCGCTCTGGCTAGTGGTGACGTGTGCTTTAAGGTAATCTCACGACCATCGATCTTAAACTCTTCACCTCTAAACTTACCAGCATTACTTAAAATGCTAACCGCTGCAGTCATAACCTTTTCAACAAACTCAGACTGTAATCTTGAGTAAGCAGAACCAGCATCCATCAATAACTCTTGAGAGCGTAAGCTCATTTCAGTTGCTGTCTTTGTTGGTGAGTCCATGCCGCCATAAGGATCAGCAAACATAGCCTTATTGATACGATCTCGTAGATCTGAGAGTATCAGATCACCTACATTGAAATCACCAGCACGTTCTAAAGGTCGTAGTGTTGGGTTTGTGTGATCGTTTGATCCAACCGGAATTACCATGCCAGGCGCAATTTGCATTGTGTATGGGTTAATTACTCCGTCGTCTTGAGCGGTATAGATACCTGCAATCGCTAAAGCTGCATTGCGTAATCCAAACTCAGTAACCTTGTTAGCTGTCTTAATATCTGGCAGCACATTCATCACACGACCACGGCCATATACTTCACCAGGTACTACAGACTCACGGAATACAATCCACGGCGAAACTTCATACTCTTCGGTGTAGCAAATATGCTTTTCTTTACGCTCAATCACGCACATGTAGTACATGCCACTCTCTGGCTCATAGATCGTGCCTTCGATTAATGCGACCTTCTCATCTGGACTATCTTCTAGTTTCTTTTTTAATTCGGACGATAGTTCAGCACCTGGCCATAAACGATCAATGTTTCTAGCTGGGATCGAATGCTCACGCCATACAGTCTCAATAATGCTATTAGGCCCTTCTTCAAGGAACAGTTCATTAATTGGCACTGCATCAAATTCTAGCATTGAAGGTGAACCAGGTTTAGAAGTCTCTTTGATTGTCATAGCACCCGTTGAGATCGCAAGATCTAAAAAGGCCTCATGACATTGAGTGGCAAAATTTGAATGATTAATATGGTCAAACACAATTGAAGTGATCTGATCTAATATCTCTTGGTTGTTCTCTTTTTCTTGGTCGTCAACATCGGAGCCAGACTCAAGAATTGACCACTTACGCCAAGGTGGTACTAACGAAGCTTGCAATCTTGAAGCAAACTTCTGTGTGCCTATGACTGCGGTCGAGTCAAAGATAGCCGTGTTCTTCTTGGCTCCCTTAGCTTGACCGGAGAAGTTATCACGCTGCGGTAATGCGTATTCATAGCACTCGCGAAGATGTGAGATCCACGGCATTTTACGAGCCTTTGCAGCATCGAACCGTTGGATTAACTGTTCAACACTACCTAGTTGCTTCGGGATCTGGTGCTTTGACATACTTTAGCCTAGTGTAGTTTTCTGAACGCCTTTCTCATCGTTAGAAATCAACGAGCCACGGCCACGACGTCTACGTCTGAATGACATTCTTGACTTCTCTTCTTTTGACTTTAATCGATCAAGTTCTGCTGATTGTTGATTTTCTGCTTTGACTTGGTAATCTGATTTAGCTGGAGCGCTACCGCCTCCGCCTCCGAATAATCCGCCCATTGTGTTTCTCCATTAGGTAATTGAATAGTTTATAGGGTGTAAAAAGAAACCACTTGCGAATGCCTAATAAGGCTTTGATCTGTTCGACACACGTAATTGCTGTCGGCCAAGGTGATCTAATTCGGGTAGACTCTCGCCACACTTTGACGTGGATTATAACACTACAGTTAGTATCTTTGTGGATATTTTCTATATCGTTATGATTAACATAATCCAGCACCATAACATCCGTATGGCCTAGTTTTGGATAGATTGCGATCCAGTTGAACCCATCCCATCGCAGCGCGTAACAATGCCTAAATCCAGAGTGTAAATACTTGGCCCACCAGTACGGCATGTCGCCATGCTCAAAGACTATGTACCAGTCAATGAATGACTTTTCCCAGGTGTCGACTAATGAATCTTGCTTGAGCCACACTAAAAAACACTCCAATCGTTTGCCATTTGTACCGGACGCTCCATTCCTTCTGATTTCTTGTCTCGCCAGGCTACCGCGAAATACCTCCATGCATCCGCGCCGTGACTAGACCAGTCATGAAGTGGACGATCTTTAAAGACTCGCTTGTCCTCGTCATACTCGCAGCGGTAATAGCTCAATGCTCGTAATCCATCAGCACATCGCTTCTCATCAAACCAGCAGCGACCAAGAATGCGACGTCCTGCTTCGATACCATCCATAATCGGTATGTTCGGTGTAATTTGAAAACTAATACCCATCTTGCGTGCTGCTGATAGACGTGATTTACCCGTTGTCAGCTCTCGCACTCGTATGTCATGCGGTGCGTAGTGATCGCCGAATGTCACCTGGTGCTTCTCTCTGAAATCATGCAGCCAGTTAATGTAATGCTGCAAGCCTTCGCCGTTGTTTTCATAGTAACCAATGACTCGAATCTCTGTACCAATCCGCTGCATCATCCAAATCGAGGTTGCGTCAGCGATCCCGAGATCCCAAAAAGTGTGAACCGGCAATAACGGATCAATAGCAATGCGGCCTATTCGATCATCTTCACGTGCTAGTTCAATCTGTTTAGCATAGTAAGCGCCCTTCTGGTTAGCTAGACATTCACCTTCCCAGATATGGTTGTATAGATCTTTGTCTAACTTCTGCAAGTGTAAGCGCTCTTTGTTTAACACTTCTGGGAACCAGACGTTATCACTCCAGTTCACCTTCACCGTATAGCAGTCTGGCGGTGGATTAAGCACGAACATCTGATAGGTTGGATCTAGTTCATCTGACGGATTAAAGCTCGTCCAAATCTCGGATCCTGGCGCACGAATGGTCGGAATCAAGGTTTGCCATGAGATTGTAGAAATCTTCTCTGCTTCCTCCAGCCAGACTATTTGAATGCCCTCCATTGACTTTATTTTTGTAATATTTGCCTTTAATCCCTCAAAGATAAAGCGGCTGCCGTTACGACCAAGGATCTGTGTCTTTTGTATTTCAAAGAATGGGCCAAGGTTCATACGATCAATAGTATCTGCTAAAAGTTGGATCACCGAGTCGCTGATAGATCTTTGAATCTCACGTGCGCACAAGATCCTGGTCTTTTTCTGATACGCCTGCATAATCAACAACTGAGCTATTGACCATGACTTACCCGATCCACGTCCACCATAAGCGACTTTATAGCGCCTAGGCTCCATGAATGGCTCAAACTCTTCGGTGATCTGGATTGTTAGTTCAGACATGAATTATTCTATTAAATATATCTTCGTCCTCTAGGTGCTTATAGCAGTGCGGGCATATTGTCTCATCTCTATCAACCTCTTTTTCACACCAAACACATAGCGTCAAGATTATATATTCAACTGGATCTGCACCAGAAGAGGTAAATACCTCACTCAAATCGCTACTACCAGGTGACGTTCTCTTTTGTCGTGTGGGTTAGTCTCACTCTTAATCAATCCTTGGGTTGTCAACTCTAATACCGATCGCTTGATTGTCGATAATGAAGCATGTGAAAAGTAGTTATGCTTTACTAGCTTTTGGATAGTCATAGTTGGATTAGCTGATATGCACGCCAAGACGTCAAGATCTGTGGCCGGTAGATCTTTAATCTTTTTGTTTTTTATTCCTAATCGTAAAATATTGCTTGCGCTCTCTCTACGCTTCCAGATTTGCTTTAATTCGATCACTTGTGTATTACCTCAACTTTAATAATTGCTGGCATAGGATTTGCCGGATCATTACTGATTACCTGCTTATCTAGTCCATGTATTCGTGCTTTACCGTTAGTCGCTGCAATAGCTGCTGACGGCATGTCTAATTCACGTGCTAATTGACGATCCTCTTCAAATTCTTTAGTCAAACTTTCGACTGTTACCTCAAACTTTTTAGCGACTCTTTCTTGTAGTGTAGCGATTCTCGCCGTAATGTCGTCGTGCATCCTCAATTCATAAGCCTTATTATTAATTGTTACTGGAAGCATCTTCTTTACGTTGTAATTTAACCGATACGCCCTGGTTTGACTGCCAGTTGTTATGTAGTCCTGGCAAAACCCTTCTTGCTTAGGAGTTAATTTCTTTTTTCTTATCATCTTCAAAATCTCTAGTGTCGTATTCAATATATTCTGCATCTTGTGCTAACAGATCTAT